GTCCAATGAATCAGACACAGTATGGTGATTGTGGTATGCCTTTATTAGTTGAGAGTTCATACGGTTACGCAATTGCTGGGATACATGTTGCCACTAATCATATTTCTGGAACTAGTTTTGCATTGGCTATTGATAATGAGATCGTGTTGGAATTACGAAATGCTGATATATTTTGTTCAGTACAATCAGGTTCCAAAGATCTACTATCAGCCCCCTCTGCGAGAAGGGAGATTGGACCTTTATCAAAGAAATCAGTTTTTAGATATATTCCAGAAGGAGTAGCCACAGTTTACGGATCATTCACGGGTTTTAGAGGTAAAGGTAAGTCACGCGTTGAGAATACACCAATGAGTTATTATTTATCTAGATATGGTTATAAAATCAATTATTTTAAACCAGAAATGAAATCCTGGGAGCCATGGAATATTGCTGCATCTAAAATGGTTGCAAAGAAGGCCGATTTGGACACTGAAATTTTAGACCTTTGCGTGAAACATTATATCCAAGATGTAGAGGCTGCGATGTTGAAACCTGAAAACGTTTCTATGTGTATGGTACTGGATGATTTTACTACTATTAATGGTGCACAAGTAGCTTATATTGATAAGATGAATCGAAATACTAGTGCTGGAAATCCATGGAAGAAAAGTAAGAAGCATTTTATGAGCGCTTGTGAACCACAACATGGAATGTTGGACCCCGTTGAAATAGATGATGAGATAATGTTACGTGTTGTGGAAATAATTGCACGGGCAGAAAAGCTTGAGCAATCACACCCTAATTTTTGTGCTCATCTGAAAGATGAGCCTGTTTCTCTGAAAAAGGCAAAAATGAAGAAAACACGAGTGTTCACTGGTGCTCCAATGGATTATATTATTGTTGTTCGAAAATACTGCCTTGGTTTTATAAGGCTTGTGCAGAATGAGAGAGTTGCTTTTGAAGCTGCCCCTGGTACTATTGCCCAATCCTTAGAATGGCAAGAACTTTTCCAATTTATCACAAAGTTTGGAGAAGATCGTGTTGTTGCAGGGGATTTTGTGGGTTATGACACAAGTATGGTACCTCCTGAAGTTGTCGCAGCATTTAAAGTAATATATCATTTTAGTGTCGCCTCAGGAAATTTTTCTCAAGAAGATTTAAATGTTATTGCAGTACTAGCTATGGACACAGCATTTGCGTTAGTTGATTATAATGGGGATTTGGTCATGTTTCATGGCATTAATCCTTCGGGTAATCCATTGACTGTTATCTTAAATAGCATAGTGAACTCATTGAGAAATAGATACGTTTATTACCTTCTGAATCCAAAACATGATTTATCAACATTTCGGGATCATGTGAGTTTAGTG